TTCTTTCATTAAGTTATCAAGGATGTCTAACGACTCCTGCAATCCTGAGTATTGACCCACCATTCGTTGATAGGACTCAAAGTTGATGGCGTTGCCATCAGCCAACGAGTACCTGATCTCTGTCTGACGCGCTTTTACAGCGCTTATGAGGTCATTGATTAAACGCATTACTTGCTCTTGCCTTTAGACGACTTCATGGCAGACAGGCCACCACTCTTTTTTCCACTGTTGGACGCTGTAGATGTTTGACCCTGAAGCACGTCTTCGCCTGTTGCGTTGCGATAGCGCTGGGGTGTGGGGCCCTCGGGGGTGCCGGGGATGGTTTTGTTTGACGATGCCATTTTTTACTCTCCTAAGTTACGTTGTGTCGCTTGATTTAGGTCAAGCACTGTTCGCTCTTGCTCCCGCTTGAGCTTTGCTTCCTCTACGCTGAGGTCTGCGGTTTTCATGCGTTCTTGTGTCAAGAGTTTTTCGACATTCATAGCCACGTCGATTTCTTGATCCTTCTTCTTGAGTTCCATCTCCACCCCGTCGCGTGCGGCGCGGCGCTGGGTCTCTGCCATAGACGCCTGCAACACGGCTTGGGACTCGGGATCCACTGGTGGCTTTGGAGCAAACTGAGCCATCATTTCGCCAAGCTGTTGAAGTATTGGTACAACCTTTTCAAAGGTCTTGGCCGTATCAATCTTGACGTGATCAGACGCAAGCGCCACAGCCTTGTCAACCGTGCTGGCCAGCTTGTTCTTCTCGTACTTTTGAAGCGTGATATCTGTTCCACCAGTGACGTAGGTGGTCATTTGGTTTGTGTACCACAGCATCATGTGTTGCTTGATGTGCTCCAAGGCCTGCGGGATGTAGACCTGAGCAATCATTGGGTTGGATCCCATGATTGGGTCAACCGCAAAGTTCAAGTGAGTCTGAATGTGCGCCAACTGGTCTTGGCGTGGGTACGCAAAGGCTGGCTTGCCCAATGCCATGGCCGCGTTCTCGTTGGCGGCATCCAATTCTTCGGGTTTTGCCGCCGCTGGCATCAACTCCGAGATATTTGGCACCTTCATTTGCTTCAGGATGCGCCCAAGCACGGCTTTTGAGTTGAACTCTTGGGGATACTTCTCCATAAGCGCCAAAACAGCTTGGCTTTGGGCCATACGCTGGGTTTCGGAGAAGATGTGGGGGTCAGATACGGGCACAACGTCGGTGTTGCGTTCAAAATCAGCCTTGGTGACGGCCAAATCGGCAACCATGTCGCCTTTTTTCTGATCATCCAAGTACCAGCGGTTGATGCGGCCCAAAACGCCAAGAACGCGGCGCTGTGAGTCATGCAAACGGGCGTGGATGGAGCTAAATACCTTGGCTCCTTGCTCAATCAGGGCTTGCGTGGTGCCCACGGGCATGTTGGCATTCATGTCCGCAATCTTTTCCTCGGCGGTGCTGACGACGCCCTTGGCGGCGTTGTCCAACCAACCCAAAAGCTCGAACAAAACGGGGCTTGGGGGGTTGAATGGCATGGGCATGGCGATTTTGCGGATGTCGTCAATGCCCGGCGCGGCCTCAATCTCCGTGACCTGCGTCATTTCGGGCTGTTGCGTCTGTCCACTGTTGCGCCCACCCTTGAGCTTCAACATCGTCAGCGAGTTGTTGACGTGTGCAGTGTCCAACAGCGCCCGCAAAGCGCCTGTAAGCGCCGCCGACAGCCCGCCAATGAGGTGCGGCAAGCCAATTGCGTATGCGCCACGCCATGGAATGAACTTGAACTCGACAATCCAGTCCAACTTGTCCATGGTTTTGTCGCCCATCTCCCAATTTCGGTACAGACCAAGCACTTTGTTGTCGGTCTCGTCGATCATCAGGATGTAGGGAGCCATCTCACCCTCGGAAAAGCCGTCATCCTCAAGCTCAAGCCATGTGTAGATGTGAAAAACGCGGCGCAAACCGTCATCGTTCTCATCGCTTTCACGGCCCTCAATCTCGTTTGTGGCTTTTTGTGGGCCGCTCTCCTCAGGTTCCGCGCTGGCGCGGATGTAGCTGATGTCTCGGTACAGGCCAGCCTTGATGCGGTTGTCAAACTCCCACTCACTAATGTCTTGAATTTCAGAAACGCGTTGTGCGGAGTAAAAGTTTGCGGCGGCAAAGGGCAACAAGATGTTGTCAATGGGGATGAACTCAGCGCAGGGGCGGCGAAGCTTCTCATCAAACCATAGCTTCATGTACTGTGAGCCACCAAGGGGTAGCTGGGTAAGCAGTTGCTCTGTCTCATCCCTGAACTCAGGGATCTGCTCGGTTAACTGCCAATTCATATAGTCGCGCTTGCGCTCGGCAACCTCGGTCTTCTCATCGGTTACTTCACCAAGGATGTTGGTGCGCACTGGGCCATCGGGTGGGAACAACTCTTTGATGGCGCTGGCGGCAAAGTCAACGCAGACCTCGGCCATGACGGGGTGGACAACGCGGCTTGCGCCCATGAAGTTAGCACCGCCCGGGGCCTCATCCCCTAGTCCCGTCCTTTTGATCCCGTCCTCGTACTGCTTGTCCCTCTTCTTTCGCGCCTGTTTGTCCTTGTCCAGCATGTCGATGTAGCGCGTCGTTAGCTTGCTAAGGTCTATCAAGTTGACCGTCTCAGCCAAGTTTTCATAAAAGTCAGTGTCGTCGGACGGGCCCTTGAAGTCATCAGGCATGGTGACAATTGCGCCACCATCAGGAGTTTCCTCAATATCTGAGTCGCCCATATCAGGGACGTCAACAATCATGTCCTCATCTGTTGCTTGTACGCCATCAATGTTGCGTCCATAATCTTGTTCAATGGGCATTTCGGTAGCCATATGTTTAATCCTGTGTTACACTTTGTCTTGAAATAAGACGCTTGCTCAATGAATAAAAAACTTTCACCCTCTGATTACTTTCAGACCTATCGCCCATTTAGTCGCAATGGGGTTGATTGGTTTGTCATAAGCAATCTGACTTGGGATCCCCAATTTATTTCCAAACACCCTGATGAAGACTCTGCCCGTGATCATGCGCGTCACCTTAACGCGCTTTGGAGGGAAAGGTTCTATGGTAATCATCAAGCATCTGTCCGCGTTCTTTTTCAGCCTCCCGATAATTTGGATAACGCTTCCCCTCTGCGGAAGTTAAAAAATTTACTGGCTGGTACTCTACTTTTTCTCCGTTCCCAATTCCAATCACGCTAGTTGGGTAATCGGCACCACGAGACCAAGGTTGCAGACCGCCCATTGGGGCGGCTTTCACAGAGCCGGGGATGCCCGAGACGCTCTCAGGGAACATAAACTTTTCCACGCCCTGTAACTTGCCACGCAACGCCTGTTGCTCTGCCGACATTGAGGTAGCGCCTGCGTCTTTGTATTGTGACTTGTCCATAAACAGCCTGTCTTTTTCAAAGTCAGATTTACCGTATTGAATTTTTGCATCTTTGCCAAGCACTTTGTTAGCCGCGCTTTGTGCCGCAAGAAACTCGCTTGGTATTTTGCCTTTTGTAACAGGGCCAAACGGGAACACTACAACACCGCCTAGCTTGGGGTTGTGGCTCACAACCATATCGCCGCCAAGCGCCCTTGCAAGGTCAGCAATTTGATCTTTGCTCAGCCCTTCTTTGGTTTTGATCAACATGGCTGATGCGTCCTTAATGTTGTTTGTTGCCATGGGCAAAAAACGGTGGCCAGCCATAGCCTCTTGATTTAAATCAACACCCATTTGGGCAACCTGTTGACGCAATTTTTGGTTGGCTTTTGGCCCCTCGCCAATATTGCCAGCCCTTGGCACATCAATAGCTTGCAAAGGGTTGAGTTCAAGCTCTCCCTTTGTGTTTACATAAGTGCCTTGACCTTCCCTTGCCTTGACCTTGCCTGTGCCAAGCTTGGGGTTTGCCAACAACCTATCGTTCAGGCCTTGCCTGAATCCATAGGACGTGCCTTGGCCAAGGTCAGGGGCCGTCGCCTCAGTTGGAAATGTTGCTGGCGTAAATGGGCGGCGCACGTCGCTTACCACGCGGTTGGCACCCATCTCAGCGGCGCGGGGCAAACCCTCTTCCACCACGGTCTTGGCTCCCTTGTAAATTGCTGGCGCGGCTTTTATTGCTGACAGCGGCCCCACTGGGTTAAGAATCGTCTCAGGAATCATGCCCAATATTGGAAATTGTTCTTGGCTTCCCTTTGAAGTTACCCCTTGCCGCTCAAACGCATCGCGGAATTGATCGGAACCCATGAACGGCTTGTCGCTTGCGTATGGCTCAACCTTTGGGGGAACCATGTCGCCACCCATGACCGATTCGCGTTTGTAGCCTCGCTTGTTTTGTTTTGCGGCTTGCTCTCGCAAATAATCAACGCCTTGCAAGCCAAAGTTCACTATGTCCGATGTACCCCCTGCCAAGGTGGCGGCAATGCTGTTGGCTGTGAAGTCCTTAGCCCCGCGAGGCGTAGCAAGTTGCTTGATCTCTTTGCCAGTTGCTTGGGCAATCTTCTTGGCCAATCGGCGCATGAACTCAGCATCCTCAGGCTCCACCTCGGAGGAGGGGGCACCCATAGGATCGACAAAGCCACCACCATCAAAGCGTCGCACGTTGCCACCCATGCTCATTGACGGCTTGGGTGTTGGCTTAGGAAAATTATTAGTAATCTCATTCAACTCTTGGCGAAGAGCCTCAGCGCCTGAGCCTTCATCGCCTTCGTCGGGGGCGTTTGCGTCAAACTCTTCAGCGATGCCGCCCCTTGCCATATGCCGAGCCAGCTTGCTGTGACCCCATGAGTGCAATAAGTCGTGGTGTTTCACACTAAGCCGCCTTTCTTTGTAATGTCAGGGCTAAGCCACCCTTGGCTTTGCTCAATTTTTTGCCTTGCACATCAGAGCCCTTGGGCGCAACAAACAGCTTCTCGTACACGTCATGCGGATTGCTTTTGCCGATGCGGACTTGGCCAACCACGTCACCCACACCAAACAAGTCGCCCCTACTCCTTGGGCGTAGCGTTGGGTTTGCACCAGTGTTTGTGTTAAACAATTCTGTGGGGCTGGCGTACTCGGTGGCCAAGCCGTACTTGTGACCAACGTCACCCTTCTCAATCGTTGCAATAAAGCTCATGTCGTTGAGTATTGGGTCGCCGCCCTCGGGCTTGAACAGGCCCTTGCGCACCAAGTTGCTCTTGGTGTATGAGCCAGTCTTGGGGTCAAGCACCTCAAGGCCTGACTGACCCTTGGCTGACATCATGGGGCGGTTGGTTGCTGGGTTGATGACCACGCCCAAGTCGTCCATGATGCGGGAGTCAAGCACATCGCCAGTGCGTGGGTCGATGAACGCGCCTGAGGGAAAGTCCTCGCGCCTCATGCCAGTCTGTTGCAGGACGCGCTCAATCAACTTTTGTTGGTTGGGGAACTTGTCAGGTTGCAGAAACCAGCGGTTGGGCACTGGGATGATGGGTGAGCGACCCTCCTCGCCCACCTTGGACACCATGCCACTGATTTGGCCGTACTGCTTTTCTGCCGCCATTTCAGCCCTGACCTGATCTGCAAGACTCATTATTTTTTTGGCACCCTTAGCGGCACCGCCTTTGCCCATGTACGCCAATCCACCCTTTGCCATGCCTTCTGCGGGAGGGGCGTCTGTTTTGTAATCAGGATGCTCGTCATTTATCCAAGTTTTGCCTTTACTTGCATCTCTGTAAGAGCCTACTTCAGCTTGCTTCAACAATTCAGAAACTTCATCTTGACTGGCATATTTTGGAACAGGCAAGCCTTTTTTACCAAGAGTTTGCGCTAATTCACTTTCAGCATAAATCCTTACAAGCCCAGTATTATCAAGGTCGCCAACGTCAGACCAATTTCCGCTCTTTACAAAGTCTTGCACATACGGTTGATACGATTCATTGGGAGCGGCATTCTGCTTGCCTTTGATTTGGGTAATTTTTTCAGTAGGCGCATAACCCATTTCGGACATTATTTTGTACAGTTGTGAATCATGCTCTTCAGGAGTTGGTTCACGTCCTAGTTTTGATTCCCATCCCTTATAAGTAGAATTTATTCTTTCTTTTTCTTTTTGTGGCAACTTAAAAAATTGTTCTCTCAACCCATTTTGCCCAACCTCAACCGTGACGTGCGATTGACCTTTAGGGTCACGCAATGAGTAAACCTTGGCGTCGCCTGACTTGATGGCTTCATAGCCACCATGACCGTAGCTTTCGTAGCCTGAGTCGCCTGATATGTCGGTGTAGTCGGGGTGACCTTTGGGTGGCTCATACCCACGAACAGAGTGACCCATGATGTCGGATTCGAGGGCGAATTGACCCGGCTGGTCTAACTGCACCCACTTGTACCCTTCAGGATACTCTTTGAATACATTCGCGTTCGCTTGCTCTGCAATCCTTGCGTTGAGCATATTTGCTTTAAGCGTCTCGTCATACTCATGCGTGCGACGCACCGCCTGCTCTATGCTTATCGTATTCAGCTTCTCAGGACGAATGCGACCAGCGGCAACGTCTTCACGCAAGACATCCATCATGTGACCAAAGCCCAACTTGTCAAAGTCAGCGTCTCGGCTTAACGAAAAGATAGGCGTCTCAGGGTCTAGCTTGAGTAACCAAGGCGAATCAATCACGCCCGCTGGTCTTTGCATAGGCGGCAAATTTTGCATTCGTTGATATTCTTTGGCTATATTTGGAGAAATTGACTCATCGGTCATTGTTTCGTAATGTTTTGCTAAGGGAGATTGAGAAACTCCAGCTTGAACATAACCAGTATCTTTACGATTTTGCCTTGCCTTAGCGCTTCCATAAGTGCGCAACTCCACGTCACCATACTCATCTACGTTCTTAGGAAACGCCGTTATACCTTCCTCAGCCAACTTGCGAACAGGGTCGTCCTTGGTCGCCATCTGCTTAGTGATGTAGTTCTTGAGGTTGGATTGCACCCACTTGTTGGCGGCTTCATTTCCAATGGCACTGCGTAAGTTTGTAGTTAAGACCTCAACCTGACGAGCGTCGCCTGCTTTTACAGCATCTTCAAGCATCAGCTTAATGTTGTTGCTCTTAGGATTAAATCTACCCTTTTCAAGTTTTTCTAACTCACGGTCAAGATTAGACTTGTAAACCATTTCACCTGAGGGTGACCAATTACCGCCAGTCTCCTTGATGATGTTTAGCGGCGATGCGGTCTGCTCAAAGTCAGCGCCCTTGCCCCTGCCCATGCTGGTCTCTACCTCGTTGTAAATACCCTTGAGCTTCTTGATGCCACGCGCCGCACCGCCCTTGGCCATGCTGGCTAAGCCGCCCTTCTTCCTGCCAATCTTTTGTAGGTTGGTCAGGTATTCTTCACTGACAAACTGAGTCGGCGCACCCATGGACATGGCGCGTGCGTTTACTACGTCTTTGGGTTTGTAGCCCTTCTTCTTGATAAAGTCAGGTGCGGCTTCTCGGATTGTTGGCATCTCAAACATGACGCCCATGTCAGTGCCAGTCGTCTGATGCGGAAACGCAAAGTTGAGGTCAGGTCGGTAGACCACGCCACCGTCCAAGGTGAACAGGCGCGGGCCCACGCTGTAGTTAGGCAAGCCCTCCAGCATTGGCTCTGTCTCACGCCTCAATATGCTGTCCATCTGCGCTGGGTCTTTGTATTCGAGGTTGGGGTTGGCTTTTTTAAAGTCCAACTTTTTCATGGGGCCCTGCACCCCTATACCCATCAATGCATTGCTGATAGCAGTGCGGCGGTCAAAGGTGGTTGCCGCGCTCATTGCTTGGGGGTCGGTGACGTCAAAGTCAGACTGGAACAGCAACGTGCCACTCTTGCTCCTTGCCTCACGTATGCGTTTATTTATCAAATTGATTTGCGCAGGGTCAATCAGGTTTTGGTTGTTGGCCGCTTGCACGTTCTTGAGCGCATCCCTGACCACGATGCTATTGGACTTGTGCTGGTCAGGTGAGCCAATGTAGGTTGTGAATACGTTCTTCTCAGGATCGGCATTCTTAGACTTGCGCTTAGCTATCTCCTCACTGCCAAAGCCCCACGACACGTTGGCGTCCCTATGTGGTTTTGAATAAAGCTGTAAGCCTGAGAAGCCCACGCCTCCCATGTTTTCACCTTGCACACGTGAACGGTCAGCCTCAGTAAGGTTCAGGGTCTTGCCCTCGGAGCCAGTGTTACCAAGCGCCTCAGAGAATTTCATGGTGGGCTTGACCTTAGGGTCAGCGTAGTCCTCGCCAGCGACACCAAAGCCTCGGGCACGCGTTGCCGCCTTCTCAGCGGCCATCTCTGCCCTGACCTGATCGGCCAGCGACATCACGGCCTTAGCCCCTTTGCCCCCTCGGATTAGTTTGCNTGGATCAGCCATGGTTATGCCGCATAGGGGTTCACCCTCTTAGGTTTGTAGTCGTCTGCGTAATCGTCGTCATCATACAGAGGAGGTGGGTCGATGTCGAGCCAGCCCATGTCCTTCAAGATGCGGAGCACCTGCGTGGTGGTGTCGACGTAGTCGTCGTGCGCGGAGTCAGGGAATGAGCAGATCTGAGACAGGAAGCCCTCGGCCCACGTCTTGACCATGTTGGGTCGGGTCTCACTCTCGGGGAGCCACACACGCCCAGCGGCAATGACGGCGGCTGAGATCTGTAGGCGTTGCATCTTGTCGGCGCGACCCGGGTTGTACGCCCTGCACGGTAACCCCGCTCGAGCCAACTCTTGTATAAGACTGATGCCTGCCGCCTTGTCCTCGATGATCATCAGGTCAGGCTTCTTCGCCTTCTTGCCCTCGCCATAGCTGGTGTAGAACTCGTCGATGACCCTTGGCTTGAGGTCAGGGAAGCTCAGGTGCTCAGCCCATGCGTCGATGAGCAGGACAGACATGGGGCCGTCCAGTGGCTTGAACACGCCCCACACGGTGCAGGCTGTTGGGTCGTTGTGGGTCTTCTCGCTGAACGCACAGTCCAGCGACATCACAATGAACTCAAAGTCAGGGAACGGGTTAGGGTGCCCGTCGGCGGTGAACGCTGGCCATAGCTCAAACATGTCGCGGCTGACCACCTTGCCATCCTCGAGGTCAACGAGTTGGCCCATCACCTCTTGGTCATACAGCTTGGTGCCCCTGTACTGCTCTAGCTGGTTGGCAAAGCTTGGTGCAAGGTTGGCCATGTTGGCGTAGGTGCTGGCGCGGTCTACCACCACGTCGTCACCCTCGCGGCCCACAAGGTCAATGATCAAGTCCTTGGGCTTGGGCGTTGTCGTGGCTATCACCCTTGGCTGTTCACCAAGGCGCAGGCCGAACATCATCATGTCCCACGCGTCTTGCAGGTATTGAAAGGCCGCAAGCTCATCACACCATGCGAAGTGGAACTGGGGGCCGCGCAGGCGCTCATACGAGTCAGCGCTGATGCCCCTGATGCTTGAGCCATTGACAAGGTCAATGACGTGATCCTGCTTGTTGTAGTTGGCCACAAGCTCCCGAGGGA